AAAATTACTAATACAGATAATATTGACAAAGATGATAAAATAATAAGATTAAGAAGCGTAGAAAAAGGCGATAAAACAATAAATGCAAATAAGAGATGATAAAAGTAAAAGAAAGTTCTGAAAATGATAAAACACTTAGATTTCTTTATGAAATGCCTGTTGAATTGACAAAAGCAATCCGTCAAGCTTTTTATGTATCTGGTAAAGAATTAGTAGCGGATTTAAATAAAGACATGAAAGCACCAAAAAGCGGAAGAGAGTATAGAGTTTATAGCAAAATTGGTGGAGGTAGACGGAAAAAATCAAAATTGCATACAGCATCAGCACCAAATGAAACACCAGCAATAATAACAGGTACCTTTAGAAAGTCGGTTGATTTTGCGGTGCGAGGAAATAGAACTTTAGAATTTGGAGCAAATGAAAACGCTCCAAAATATGCTGAATATTTAGAAAAAGGAACTTCTAAAATGGAAGCAAGAGAGCCTTTTAAAAGAACTGTAATTAAAAATAAAGAAGCTATAAAGGCAAATATTGAAACTAGATTAAAAAAAGTATTAGGAGGTAAAAAATGAAAGCAGTCAGAATTGTAAATAGATTAAAAGAAGTTTTACCAAACTACACTGATGATTTTTCAACAATTGTTAATGTTTCATCACTAAGTAGAGTTTCAACCACTATAACTTGTATAACAGCAACAGCACACGGATTATCTAATAATGATTATATAACAATAAGAGGAGCAAAAGAACCAATTGCTTTAAGCACAATTACATTTTCTAACGGAATAGCAACAGCAACAGCATTAACAGATCATAAATTAAGCGACCCTTCCCTATTTTCATTAGACAATTTACCACTTTATGTTGAAATATCTGGCACAGTAGGCTATAACGGCACTTGGGAATTAGTAAGCGTGCCTAGTAAACTAGTTTTTACATTTAAAGTAAGTGGAAGCCCTGCTAATTATTCTGGCGGTTTTTTATTGTTGCAAGATCAAGATGGTTATAATGGATATAAACAAATTACTGTAGTAAATTCAACAACTTTTACTTATACAACAACAAAAACAATACAATCACCAGCACAAGGTACAATACAAGTAAGTGGTTTAACAAGAATTGACTACGCATCAACATCACAAAGATTACAGGATTTTTATTCTCAAAACTCTAACGGAATTTTACAGACTTGGCTTTATGTAGTGATGGGGCAAAACCAAGCATACAAAGACGATACAATTGTAGGCGATACTTCATCAAGTAAAAGATCAAATGAATCTTACTGGAATTTAACACAACAAGATTTTAGTTTATATATTATAATACCTGCAAAATCTTCTATACTAGCAGGCGATATATCAGACACAGCTCGAGGTTACTTAAAACCATTATTGAAAAGTTTAGCTAACTATGTTTTTTTAAGTGATTTAAATGATGAATATTGCCAACCTTGTCAGTATGTCGGCAATGAAACCGATGATTATATAGAAGCAAAATATACACATAGATTTGATTTTACAATTCAAAGTTTAATTCAAACAAGCGACACAGCAGATTATATTTTCGATACACCATTACAGTCAATAGACGGACTATTCATTGATAAAAATATTAGTTATAAACCTGTTTTACGCTAGTGATTTTACCTATTGATTAGAATTAAAAATTTAAGTACAAATAATTAAAACAAATTACTTATTTTTATGAAAATAAAATTAAATCAAAATTTAAATACACCAAAAGGAAAACTTAACAAAGATGATATAATTGAAATAGATGATATTAATGGAGAGCCAGTTGATCATTTTTGGCGTAATAGATTAAAAGATTCAGCAATTGATAATTGCATTGAAGTTATATTAACAACTAAAAAGGACAAAAAATAATGGGTGCATCTTTTCCATATGTAACAGCTAATATAAAATCAGCACTAACAGCACAAGGAGCTGGTGAGCGTTCTATTTTGCTTGTTGGTTGCATGACAAGCGGAACAGCAACAAGCGGACAATTAAAAGAAGGAATTATTTCCAAGGCAGAATTTAATGATTTCTTTGGTGCAAAATCACAAATCGCAATAGCAGGAAGAGCTTTAATTGATGCTCTTTCTATATCTAAGATTAAACCAAAGGTTTCAGCAATTGGTTTAACAGATAACGCGTCAGGCGTACAGGCAACAGGAACAATTGCTTTTTCTGGAACTGCAACTGCTTCTGGTACTTTAACTGTTTATATTAACTCAAAAAGAAATGGTAAATATGAATTAAATGTTGCGAGTGGTGATACAGCAAATTCAATAGGCACAAGTTTAACAGCTTTAATTACTGCTAATACTTATTCACCTGTAACTGCCGTTAATACCACTGGTTCAGTTGCTTTGACTGCTGTAAATGATGGAACGCAAGGTAATAATATTGGAATTAAAATTGATGGAACTGTTGCTGGTATTACTACAACACTAACAGCAATGAGTAGCGGTGCAACTAACCCTGTCTTGACTTCTTTATTTGATCCAATTGTTGATAAAAGATATACTTCAATTGTTTATCCGTCAGACTGGGGGCTTTCAACTCTTACAAATTTTACAGAAGCAAGAGTAAATGTTGATAATAAAATTGTTGATGGTTTAGGTATTAGCTGTAAATTTGATACTTATGCAAATACTAACACAACTGCTGACGCTTTAAATCAAAAAACTCTTGGTTATATAGGTATCCCACTAGTTTCAAGCTCAACTCATAAAGGCGGAGCAATTTTTGAAAATCCATTAGTGATAGCCTGTTATGTTGCAGCTTATAGAGAATTAAGATTAACTGTAGATGCAAATGTATCAACAATAACTACCAACGGTCAATCAATTGGTGGTTCTTTCTTTGCTGGTATACCTTATCATAATACACCTTTTAATTTACTTCCAATTATTGAAACAGGGCATGATTTTACAGATGTTGAGTGTGCAGAACTTGAAAAAAGTGGTGTTTGGTTATTGAGAAATAATCCTGCTAATACTACAATTATTTCAAATGAAGCTGTATCAACTTATAAAACTGATGCTTTAGGTCAACCAGATCCAACATTTAAATATATTAATTATTTTGATACTTTGACTGTTATTAGAGATTATGTTTTCCAAAATCTTAAATCAGATTTTTCACAACATACCTTAACAACAGGCGATATATTAGTAGCAGGAAGGCCACAGGTAAATAAAGAAGGTTTTATTGCAAGAATGATGAAATATTATGGCGATTTATCAGGTATTAACGGAAATAATAATTACGCTCTGCTTCGTGCTGGATCTCAAGAAGCAAAGGCTTTTAAAAAAGCAATTGAAGATTCAATCGTAATTACTTTAGTAGATGGCAAGATCACAACAGAATCAATTGCTAATATTGTAACACAAGTAAGAAATATTATTGTTAATTTTACTCCAACTTTTGAATAATTAAATTATGGCTATTTTAGATTATGGCGTTTTGTCAATAAATGGAACAATTATCGCTTATGAAGGAGCGGTAAAAATTCAAGCAGGTTCAAAAAAAAGAATCGTTAATCCGCAAGTTAACGGTGCCAAAATTGTTACTACTGATATTTCAACAAATATGAGTAAGATTACTATTACAGTGAGAAATACGCCAGCAAGCATTGCACAGTTTGACGCTTTTTATAATAATGGAGATAATAATACAATTTCTTTTAGAGATCAAAATTTCACTGGTTGTTTAATTGAAGAATTGCCAGAAAGAGAAGATTTAGGAACTGTTGACTATGTATTCTACGGCGATCCTGCATTATAGTTAAAAGTTAAATATGACAGATAAAATAATTTTTGAATTAAAACAATCAATAAAAGTACAAGCTAACATAGATGGCAAGAATGATTTTATTGATTTAGATAAAATTTATTTATTAGCTCCAAGTTATAAAGCGTCAAACTGTGCAATGCTTGCTGGCGTATTTCTCACTGTAATAGTAATCTTACTCATATTTGTTGATATATCAGTAGTAATAATTTTGTCACCGTTAACTTGCGGTTTAA